TATTATGGCAAACACCGCATTTAACGCAAAATTTAGAATCGTTGACAACAACAGCGATAGAGAAAATGCACCAGAAAGAAACCTTATTATTGACATATCAGTTGATGAAGCTATGAAAATGGCAAACTGGTTACAAACTATGGTTGATAACGCCCATATTGAAGATACTAAGATAAGGGTTTACAAAAGCAAATCAGATTATGATGAAATAGCTGGTTTTTCGATCTGGGGCGGCCTCTGGGGTAACTCAGGCAAGATTGCACCACTAAACCCTAAACCAGCCTCTGAGAGGACTGTAAACGTCAAAGCAAACCAGCGTGAACTTCCAGAAGATTTACCTTTTTGATTATGTACTTAGTAACTTTTCCAAACAATCCCTATGTAGGTCAGATTTTTTATCATGCTCAATCTAAAAGAACCTATGAATTTTGTGAAACAACAAGAACAGATGAGTTAACTGGAATGGTGCATGAATCTGCAACATGGTTTGATATTACAGAAAAGGATTTAGTTCCTTAGACAAGAGGCATTAGAGTTACAGCTTCGACTTGATCAACCGAATGAACTGTATTTGATTTGTAAGTCTGGCGGCGTAGTCGGAACACGTTTCAAAGTCAGAGTGGCCGTGATAGCCGGCAAATATTTATGTAAGACCTCTATTTTTTGTTAAACAAAACGTATTTTATGCGATCCCAAAGGGTCGCTTTTTTCTTTTTTAGTTGTTTTTCTAACTTAAATATATAAGCGGCTTGCTGAGATATGACTTCAATCGAAGAACTAACAAAATGAGCTTGCTTTGCGTTTGTCTGTAGTAACTTTATTGCATAGGGCTTGAGTAGTTCAATATCCTCTAGCTTTTCAATAAATTTTATAGACTTTTGCACCTCAAACTCACCCTCAAGGCTGTAAGTAGATGTAAGAGCCTTGATAATATCCATTATTTGACTGGAAATAATTTTTCTTCAATCATCTTAACTATGGCATCATCAACGTCATTATCGGATTTCTCAGCAGCCGATTTCAACATGAGCAAAAGCCCTTTTCTTATAGATTCTGATTTGCCGAACCTGATGAATAGGTTAATTAGAAATTTAGACATGATTTGTTTGTTTTTCCAAACATAGCTAATATGCCAGTAATAAACAAGAAACCTTAATCTCATGGAAGAAGAAGAAAAGGAAGGTCGGGATTATGTCGGACATTTTGTTCGGATTATTATTCTTGGGTGGAGTTTATCAGTGATGACTCTTGGATACATGGAAAGAATAAGGCTTGACACTTTTGCGGCAGGCCTCGTGGGGAACATAGCTAGCAGCTATGGGGTGTCTGTAAAAGGTAAGAATGGCAACCAAAAAAAACCAGTTATAGTGGATAATAGTAAAAACAAAGTTGGTATCAAATGAAAAAGCTTTTATTACTTGCCGCCCTCTGTGTTCCAACTGCGGCCTACTGTGACATTCAGAGTACGATCACATCAAGCGTCAAACTGGAAAGTCTGTCCGCTGCGACATCTGCTGACAAAATCGGCTCATCTTACAGTATAAGTGGCACAAATATAACAACTACAAGTGGTGACGCTGCAAGTGTGGGTGGCTTTGGATCTGTTACAAATGGAGTTCCCGCAGTAACTATGCCAAGTGCAACACAGACAACTGCTGGTGAAACCTTCAGCTTCACTCAGTCATACCTAGAGGGTGATGCTACTGCTGGATCAGCACCAACTGTCGGAACTGTAGGCAACTTCAGTGATTTGACTTCAACTGCCGCTGGTTCAGTAGGAACAGCAGCTGTCACTTTAGATCATCACACAATGAGTCTGACAGGTGGAACAGGAACAGGGGTTGTTCTTACTGGTCAATTCGTTACAGACTTAACTGTTGATTAATGTGGAAATATCTGCCGCTTATATTTTTTGTTAGTCCAGCTTATGCTCAAACTGTAGTACCAAATTTTAATTCTGCAACTAGTACATCACGCAGTGTCACCACTAATAATCTCACAGAAAATATCCGAGAAGTTCGCTACAATTCTGGTTATACCTACAGTGTCACTGGTTCTGGTATCTCATGCGGCAACTGTGATTCAATATCCATGCCCAATGCCACAGTGACAGAAACCATCAATGGAACTACCTACGAATGGACAGGCTTGAATATGGATCAAAAACCCCAATGGCAGCAAACCACTCAAGGGAACGCTTTTCAATTCTCAGAGTTTTACAAAGGCCCTTCTTTAGAATCAGTAATCGACATCACAAGGCAAGTGACCTCAGAGGTGGTAACAGATACTACTATTATATTTTCCAACTAATAACCTTTTTTTATTGTCTGCCTAGTTATGCCAACACCTCGACAATAGCTAACCCTCAAAGCAATACAAGTTCCTCAGTATCGAATTTTGCAACTCAAGTTTTGACAGGCCCTATGACAGAGAACAGCTATGGTGCTGGTATTCAATGTTCTGGAGCTACACTATCGGTCAGCCCATTCGCCACAACTTCCGTTGCAATAAAGCGGCCACAAGACTACATTTTCCATACGCCAGTCTATAACGAAGCAACAGATGATGATGGCAACCTTACAAATGCGGGTGAGATTTTATATTTTCGAGAAAATTACAGTGGCAACAAAGATGCCACCTCTTTTAATTTTGGAATAGCAGCTACAATATCTGTCCCACTTGATAGACGTTTTCAAGATGCTTGCCTTAAAAGTGCAACTACTCAGGAAAAGATAATGCGGCAACAATTATCGACAGCCAGATTAAATTATGAATTAGCCAGACTAAAAAATTGCCATGAACTGAGAGTCAGTGGAGCCGAATATTCAAAAGATAGTGACTACTATGGCCTTTGTGCAGATATAGTAAGCAAACCCAAAATGAACCAAGTTATCCCTCATACACACAAAATTGAGCTAAATAAGTAAATTTAGCCCACTCAGAATGGCCCACAAAGGGTCTCTTTATTGCTTTGCTTATGTTTGTACCTTTGATTTATCCTTCTTTTTACTGAGTTTCTTTATGGCTGTTTTGATGAGGTTTTTTAGTAAATTGGCTATGATAGGACTTGAAGCCGCAGTAACAGCAATAATTGAAGTATTAACAAGAATAGGAGTGCTAGGTATCCATTTCTCAACAAAGGTTGAATCTCTGTAGATTTCATAACACTTTCCATTTTTTACAGAATGACCTATGACCACTTGTAATTTAAGGTCATTGGGGTAGCTTCCTACTGGAATGTTATCCTCAGATGGACATTTTATGAAAAACTCTTTATCTTTTTTTACTTGAGGTTTATATTCTGGCGGCTGTGGTATATCTGGTTGCTTTTGTTCTGGTTGTTTTACTGGGTCTGTTGGAATAAATTTATCAGGGTGATATTGTAAAGCCTCAAATGTTGGATAACTTACAACAGGGTAATTTAGCTTTGGTTTGTCAATAATATCTAAAGTTGTTGGATATTGTTCCCATGTTCTTGTTCTGGGAATATAAATTTCCTTTATCTGTATCTGTGATATTTCAATTCTTGGGATTTCCAAGTTTGTTCACCTTTGGTGGTTCTGGTAGCTGTACAGATGGCCCTGTGAAATCTGGTATCTTATCTCCCATGACATCTGGTAGTTTATCCTCCAGACTTCCCATGATCTTGTTTTTTAATGTCCTCTCAAACTCAGGGCTTCCCATGTAGCGAATAGCAACGTAACCGAAAGCTGCCATTGACACAGAAAGTAAAAGCGACAACAATGAGGCTATCTGACAAATTTTTTGAAACATGGTAAAAGAAGCAATCCTCCGAGCCATAAGTCACACTTTAATTATATCAATGCTATTAATTATTCCCACTCTTGGTCCTTTATACATTCTAGGTGGAATAATGACTAGACAAATGCAAGAAAAACTTAATTAACAATCTTTGTATCTGAAATAATTTCTTTAGACCCCTGAAGCTCTTTTATTCTTTCTGAACAACTAAACGCTTTCATTTGAAGAAGATCTCTAGCGAGAACAAGCTCTTTAATTTTTTCTTGAATTTTATTAAATTCTCCAACGGCTACCTGTATTTCAAGTTTGAGTTGATCAATTCGTTTTTGATTTTCAGACATGATTTTATGATGACTTATCTGCTATAAGTTTTGCTTTATAAGCATTTTTGACATCAGTAGTCCATACAGCATTACAAACTGCTGAAACCTCTGCTGGTTCTGCTGAAATGTCAGTATCTACAAAATCATTCGCATCATCAGCTGGTGTTGTGCCATCTTCTTTATAGCCACCTTTTAATGCACCAGAATGAAGGACATATCTTTCAAACGATCTTGTAATTTCCACATCATCTTTTTTGATAACAGTTGCTTTACGAACTTGCACCGCTTTAAATTGACCGACAATTTCTATCTTGTCGTATTCGATTGACTCTGTAAGTGCCATTAGGATTAATCTCCGATTAAAACAGGTTTAGGCTTAGTTTATAGACTTAGCTCGGTCTATGCGATTCTGTAAGTAAGTTGAAAATCAAGTCTATCAGTTGATAAATCTGCGTTTCGCTGTTGCGTACCACCAAATCCATAGCCTGAAAAATTTGAGGTAGATGCGTTGACGTGTAAATTGAAAACTGTGGATTTTGTTGTAAATCTTACATCTCCACCACCAGCAGTTCTTCCACTACTTGTAGCCGTAAAAGGTAAAGTTATTGCAAAACCGAACTGTCCTCCTGTACTGGGAAAAGTTACAGAACCTTGCACATGAACTAAATTACCAACTCTTGTATAAAGACCTTCAGCATTAGAAAAACTTATGCTTTGTCCAGACGCGTCATCAGGGGTGTAAGTACCTTCTTCATAATCTGAAAGCAACTCACTTGTCATGCCGCTTACATCAGAGGTAGCACTGAAATCAATACCATGACCAGAAGTTCCAATAACTAAATCACCATCAGCAATAGTTAAGTCGCCAGTTGAATCAATGGATGCCTTTTCAGACATTCCATTACTTGTATCAGTCCAAAACTCTAATCTGCTGTTACCACTAGAATCTTCAGCCTGAGACACTATTGCACTGTCCGCAGCAGTACTTGTTGTAGAAGTCGTAAATTGTAATGATGCCTGAGTAGTATTTCCTGAAGTATTTGTATTTAAAAGCCTCATTATGGCATCTGAAGCATTTACAAAAGCATCTGATGTACTCCTTTCTACTTCAAATTTGATTCCATTTGTAGCAGGAGTACCACCTATCCTTATAGCATCTGAACTTGCATCTAAATGAAATAAATTTGCGTCTGTATCACCTTCGATCCTAAAATCTACATCAGCACCACTATCATTAAATATGGTTGCAGATCCAAGTTCCATTCTTTCAACACCACCAGTAGCCACATTAAATTTATCAGCAGCAGAACTAAAAATGCCTGTGTTCAAATCGTCTCTAAAGGCTAGTGCAGGGGTACTCGCACTACCATCTTCAAGAGTCAAAGTTCCATCAAGTTGTAAAAGTTCAACCCAATCATTGTTACTAGAGTTTCTTATTTTTAAAACATTATTTGAAGTATCAGCCCACCATTGATATGCAACTGTAGTTGATGGACTAGAAGAGTTTGAGTTATTAGATTGTATTGCAGCAAGGGCATTATTTAAATCTGTTCTAAAGGCCGCACCAGATTGGTTGGCAATATCATAGTCGTGTGTAGCCATTACTTAAATCTTTTTCTTAAGTATAGAATAACTGATAACTACAATATAAACACATTTAAGTTCCTTTACCAAACCCGATTGCGGTATATTTGAAATTTAAATCTTTAAAATTATTATTTGAATCTCTTACTTCAATTACAAACTGTGTGCCTGTGACAGATGTAACTTTAAAATAATCACCTGAAACAGCACCTTCAAGAGTAATTCCTATTGTTGGTAAAAATGCTGTAGTTGAAGTATTAAGAGTGTTTGTGCCTGTGAAAAACGGTGAAGCGAAAGTTACTGTTTTAGCTGAAGTTCCAGAGGCTATAGCTGTATTTACAGTTTCTGTTCTGCGTTTTAAACTTGCTTCAAATCCAAGCTCTGTGACATTTATATTTTGTGCTGGGTCATTTGATTCTAGTTCACATTTAAATTTAAATCCTCTTCCTGTATATTCTCCATTTGCAAAAGTATTAAATTGAGTAAAGTTTGCTCCATAAGTACATGATTGACTTGAGTTTGAACCAGAAGTTGCAGAAGTAACATCAAAAGTATTGGCATTTGGAACCGAAACTATTTCATAATTTCCATCTGTAGCAGTACCAGAAGTGAAATCTATTTCTACAAAATCTCCTACAGAATATCCATGACTGTTTTTTGTGACTTGTATTGCTGTGCCAGACTGGCTATATATTGCACTAACTGAAGTTGCTGGGTCTATATTTGTTGTTGCAACTAAAAGCTTTGCGTTAACATCATCTGCCTTTGTTCCATCAAATTCTGTCCAAGTATCAATATTTGCAGTTCTTGAATCAATAAGATCATTTACAAATAATCCAGAAGTAACAAATCTTCTTTTTAAATCAAGATCAAAAATGCCTTCAAGATCAACTTTATTTTGAAACTCATAACTACCGCTAGAATTTATAGGGCCAGCAAAATCAATATTTGATAAATCATCAATATTTTGAGTAATTGAATCCCATAATAAAGTGCCATCTAAAAGTAATCCATCAAAGGTTGCATCATAAAAAGTATTAACTTTAGTGCCTTGAAACGGTGGTGAGTCTGTATCTTCTCTTTCTGTAAGTATTACTTGACTTGGTTGTGGATCTGGCAATGTAACAATGACTTTTGCTGCATTTTCAGATTTACGGCCTCCATCATCAATAAGTTTTATTAAATATGACCCCTCTAATGCTGGAACTATTGCTTCAGTCGCATTTCCAGCAAGTTTTGGAATTATTTCCGTTGCATTTGCAAAAGTAGCTGTTGCTCCACTATTCGGTGTATGCCTAACTGAAATAGAACCACCGTGCGTTACATCAACAGAGGTAGACTCGTTAAAACGTAGTCGTACAAATTGATTTGATACAGGTTCTATTGTTAATCCACTTGGATCTTCTGGTAGAGCTGTTTTGCCGACAGCAGTGAAAGTAACATTTGAAGTTCCTGTGCTTATAACACCTAAAGTATTAAATGATTTTACGGCAAATTTATATGTTCCTAACCTTGACTCAAATAATTCAAAGCTTGGTCTGGCAACTCTTTGCCTTTCAGGATTGTCATTTTCATATTGAAATTCAATTAAATATTCTTTTACTCCTTTAACTGGTTGCCATGATACAAATAACTTTGAAACGGCTCTATTATTTAAAGCAACAATTTGTTCTGTCACTGCTAAATTGCTTGGTGGTTCTGCCTCTGCTATCAAAGTTGAAATAGTTCTTGGATTGAAAGCTATTGTTGTATCCTCTACTTGTGCATATTTATTTGTGTCATGTATGACAGCAGTAATTGTGTATTCAGAATCATTTTTTTCTTCAATAGTGACAACTTTAAAAATTTGAAACTCAGTAGTTGTATTTTCTATTGCCCATACACTATTGGCTTGTGGAGTTGATGAAAATGCAGACGAAACAGTAATTGTTGTATCTGATATAGAACTTATACTTCTGCTTTCAGTAGAGCCATCTGACAATACAACAGATAATGTAGCTGAATTTGAAGTTGTTAAATCTGTATTATTTGCATCATCTACAACTATTTGTGTAGTTGAAACACCTGTTTTTATGCGACCACCTCTGCGAACTCCCGCCCTCATAGAATCTGCGATTGCAATTATTGTTGATGGTCTTACAATTACCCCAGCCTCTAATGTGGTTGTAAATGTAACTACTTCAGTTTCTAATAGATTTGAGTAAAGAAACCACCGACCAAGACGATTTGCTTGACCAATAGAAGTACAGGCAAAAGCTTTAATTGTTTTTCTTGTTCTTCCAAATTTTGATACAGAATTATTTAATGCTGTAATTTGATCAGTTGTTATTAATTCATATTCCATTGACTGCGTTTCATTATCAAAATATTGCACCTCTACTTCTGTGTATTTAAGTCTTGCTCCTTGATTTTGATATGAAAACCCCTCTTCTGTTACGTTTGAATTATTAAAAATATACTGTGGATCTGAAGTGTTTGAGGAAATGTTAGTGGGTCTGTCCTGCGATATTTGTAAAGTACCATTGCTATAAAATGGCATAGCGTTCATAACAGCACAAAGGTCATTTATAAGAGAGTACGCATCATTTCTTTGATTCAGAATTACATTACAACTAAATCTTGGCTCTGTTGTGTTAGTTATTGGATCAGTTATTAAAGTACTTGCATAAGCACTTGCAGAATAAAAACTAAAAACATCAAGGTTTTCTTCCTGTACAATCCCTTTTTCTGCAACACTGCCATCACTGTTTAATTTATCTCCAAAACCTTTATCAGTTGTCAAAATGTCATACAAAACCCATGCTGGATCAGAACACCACTCTTTATCTGTTTTGAATGTTCCATTAAATGTATAGCCACTTGGATATATTACCCTTCCATTAGTGCTATCTATTGTAGTGTCATGCGGAACCTTGATTTTTGTACCCTTGACCCTATACATACGTCTTGGATAACTTTGAAATTCTTGTGCATTAAATCTTAAAGCAACATAAGCAAACCCTTGATAAGCACTTGTGTCTGTATTTATTTCTGTATAAGATAGCCAATTTGTAGAATTTTGTAATTTTGGGTCAGTACCATCTTCTGTATTTCTAAAAACACTTAAAGTTAACGGAAAATTCATTGTTCTTTCAAAAATAAGCTCAAAATCTTTTACATAAGGGCTTGTAGCTTTTCCATTTGTGACATCTAAAATTACAGGATTATTAATAGTCCCATTATTTTCTATAATTCTTATTGAAATCTTTACTTCTGCGCCAACAATATCACCATCATCTTTGACTTCTTGAAGTGATGGTATTTGAACTGAAACTCTTATTTTGTCAACATCAGTGTTTGAAATAGTTCTAGACAAGCCCTGACTTGTTTTAATTGTGCAATCACCTTGAAATGATGTATCTTGAAAGGTTGTATTAATTACAAATGAGGTTGAAGTAGGAATTGAAAGAATATTTTGCGTTTGTGGGTTTTCAGTTTGAACAGTTCCAGACGCTGTTGTATTTGCCCAATGTACAACTTCACCAACAGAATAATTATGAGCGCTGCCTGTCAAACCAACAAGCATTTGATTTGCACCTAAATTTACAGTAACACCACCTATGGTTGTTGTTTGTCCTCCACTACCAGCAAGTGTGTATGTACCTGTTCTTTCTGTAGCAAAAGGAGAATTTGTTAAAGAAACTCCGACAGGGATTGTATTTTCGATTGCATTGATTTGTTGTAATGCAGTTTGATCACTTGCACCATTTTTTACAAATACTTCTACATCTGTAAAATTTTCTTGTCCTAATGGGTTTTGTAAAGGTGTATTGTCTAAAAAAACATTTTTTCTAAAAGTACTAGAACCAGCCCCACCTTCATCAAATATTCCATCTATCTCTCCATATCCAAGTAAATCAAGCACTGTTGCGAATTGCTTTGATCTTAAACCTCCATCAATTAAATCAGGATCAACAACTCTTCCATCAGGTGTTCTACCAAATAATTGATCTCCACCTTGTACCTGTCTAACCATTAGCTCAAACTCTTTCTAATTTGGGCGGTGTCAGTGCCTGAGCTGATCAAAATTGAACCGCTAAACACGAGTCCATATATAATTGGTACTGGAACACCACTAGAACTTACATTTTGTATCCCACTAAAGGAATATGATCCACGCATTTTTGGGTCAAGATCACTTACAGATGAAAAATTTTGTGGTGTTTTTTGTGGTGAAATCAAATCAGTTACACCGCCTATAATCATTGAAGTTCCAATCGTTGTTAGTGCTGTGGTTACTAAACTGGTCACTAAAGCAGAGCCTACAACACCACCAATAAAAGCACCTACAGTACTAGCAACAGCAGTTGTTCCAGCCCCAATAAGAATAGGAACCAAAAAACCAGATCCTGTTGCAACAGGTATTATTTGTATATCACCTTGACCAGACATTGATAGAAAATCTTCTGTTATTACCCTACCTCCCATTTTTATTTTATATATTCCTTCATTCATATGTTTTTGCAAGCCTTCAAAATTTGCCATTAAAAAACTCATAGCTTGTTGAGGAGATTTAACAGCAGCTTCAAAATAAGATTTTCCTAAAAATTGTCTTAATTTTCCATAAACTTTGATTTTTTTAAGCTGCATATCTATAAACTCCCCTAAGTGCTTGTTGGTATCTTAAGTCAAAAGGTTCTCGGCAGCTAAGACTTTTTATATTATGATTTAATATCATGTTATCACCTATATAAACAGCAACATGATCTAAATTGCCAGTTACTGTTTCAAAAAGTAATACATCACCAACTTTCAAATTATTATTTGTTTTTTGTTTTATAAAATTTCTTTCTGACAAAGCCTTTTCAAAATATGGATTGTCACTAAAGTCTTTGATTTTTTTTGTTCTTTTAAGATAAGGCATTTTAATCTGTAAATTTTGTTGATACCAATCTGTAACTATTGACCAGCAATCATATTTACCCCATATAAATTTACGTCCTATAAGTGAAGATGCTTTCCAGCCATTTGGTTTTACACACTCCCAATGTTCATGTTCAATACCATAAATATAATATGGAAATCCAAGATGTTCACAAGCGGCTTTATCATTATCTGAGGGTGTTGCTGGCCCGACAGTATGGCTATGAATAACACCTATAATTTCTCCTGTATCTTCACATTCAGCCCAATCATCAGGATCAAGAATAAAAAATTCAAATTTTCCCTCCGCTAAATTTTTACAAGGCCAAAAAGTTTCTTTTCCTTTTATTATTGCTAACAAACCACAAGCCTCTTGGGGTGCTTGTTTTTTTGCAAATTTTTCAAAAGATTTTTTCCAAGACATTTTAAGCATTTACAAAAGTACCCACACCCGCAAAATCAGCCCTAGTAACAAGTTTTTTTGGTGCGGCAATACCAAACAAATCAAAAGAACCTACCATTTCAAACTGAACAATATTTCTATTTTCAACAACTTTTCTTTCAATAAAATAAACTTCTCTTGGAAATTCTGCTGAAGCATCTGGTGTTCCAAAGGGATTTACACTGCTTGGAAAATTTGTTGCATCAAGAAATCTACTTAAAGTGCGTCTGCGTGTAACTTTTGCTCCCGAAAGATCAGAAAAAGGTGTAATTTCATTTGTAAGTTGAAGAAGAGAAGTGATAGTGCCAAGCAAGTTTGTAAAAGAAAGAGTTGGTCTAGGCAACTTTCCTTTACCTGTGTATTTAAAACCATCAGCTTTTACAGGAGTTCTTGTATATGTATTTGACTGCCATACAATATCAAGACTATCTTTCATATTATTTCCAGCATGAAACAAATAAACAGTTGGTGTTGTTACAGTTGCATTTACATTAAAAGATACATTTCCGCTTGTAGACTGTGAAGTAGTGCCAGTAACAGTAAAAGAATTTGTGGCGACAGTTTGAATCGTATAAACACCATCAATACCGTTTCCAGAGGTAAAATCAAGACTTAATATTAAACCAGCAGAAAAACCATGTGAATTAAGTGTGATGGTAATCGTACTGCCAGACTGCGAATATGTAGCTGTTTTAGCAGATTTTGTGAAATGAACATCAGCTTTTAATTCAACAGAATACAATTCAATAATTGATTTATTTGTAAGTTCTTGTAGTTCGGCTGTTGGTGTGGACATTTATGGTTCAAAAACCTCCCTAAAAGTAGTGCTTATTATTGCTCTGTTGTTGTATGGAATAGTTTTTGTCCATGTATCACAAACATATTGACCAGCCCCAGAAAGAGTAATTGATACATTTCCACTGTTAGTTGCAGAACTAGCAGCCGTCACAGTAAAAGTATTTGCATCAGCAGACGAGGCAACAACAAAATCACCATCAGTTGCAGAGCCACTTGTATAATCAATGGTCAAAACATCACCAATAGCAACACCATGTGAAGTGATACTGATAGTCACAGTTGTTCCGCTTTGCGAATATGTACCTGTTTTTGTAAAGCCTTCCGCTGGTGGTGTAAATGTAAAACTTGCCTGATCTGCTACTCTACTTCTCAAAAATGCTTCTATGACATCTGCATCGGTCTCAGACACGTTAAAAGTAAGATCATATACTTTCGGGTCTTGAGATAAGGGAAGACCATATAAAGCTCTAAATTCATATCCATCACCCAGTGAAGAAACCCTTACTTTAGGTTTGCTTGTTTTTCTCATCCCATAAGTAGGAGTGATACTTGGAAAAGTTGCCATTATCTACTTAATAAACCTCCAGCCCTTTTCTCATCAATTATAGTTGCCTGTACAACGCTAGCAATAAGACCGCCAAGTTGATCAGCTTCAGATCCATTTCCTTGAACAGAGGTTCCAGAGGCATCTACGTTCACAGTGATCATGTTATTAGTTGTACCGCCTCCACCGATTGCATTATTAGGAATGATAGTACCTGCAACTTTAGGAACAAAAAGCTCTGGCCCCCTTTCCCCGACAACTGAAACTTTACCTACTGGCGGCCTACCACCATTTGCAAATAGACCACCTATAAGACCACCTAAAAATCCACCAATACCTTTGCCACTACCACCAGAGGCAGATTTTCCAAAGTTCTCACCAAAGCCACCAAGTAATTTTTCTATTTGTGCGTCAATAATTTTATCTCTTATACGGTTCAATACATTTGTCATAGCCTCTCCAAAAGTTTTTGCTCCAGTTATAGCATCCCTTAAATTAGTTTTTATACTGCTTTCAATCTCTTCACCTACAGCAGTCATTTTATCTTTTAGTTTATCTGTTTCTGTTTGTTGTTTTTTTATTTCTTCAGTGCTTTCTTTTTGAATATCAACTCTTTCTTTTAGTTTTTCATTTATGAGCTTATCGGACTCAAGTGTTTTATTTCTTCCCTCTAACATACGAATATCAGCATCAATCTCTTTTAATTTATTCTCAAGTGCTTTTTTTGATCGACCTTTTGCTGTTTCTAATCTCTCATTAATTTTTTCTCTCAAACTTTTTTGTTTTTCTAGTTGTTTAGTAACTTCTTCTTCAGAGCCTTTTGCTATTGCATCATTCAATTCATTTTGTGCTTTTTTAGTTTTAATTATTTGAGTGGTTAAAACTCCAAGACCAATAGCCAAAGCGCCAATACCAGTTGCCGCAATCGCACCAGATAATCCAAGAACTGCAATTTTTAATGCACCTATTTTTATTGTTATAGCTGCTATAGCTGCCCCTGCTATAGGAACTGCAACTGCAATAGCTTTTGCTGCGGCTGCTATGCCAACAAGTAAAAGAGTTGCTTGCCCAGCATCACTGTTTACAAATTCTGTTAATACAACTAAAAGTTCTGTCAAAACCTTTGTTCCTTCAATTACTGCTGGCTTCAGTAAATCACCAACTGCTCTTGATAAGTTTTCAGCCTCGTTTGATAAATCTTTAAATACTTGAGTAGGGTCTGCCTTAACTAAAGCCTCTAAAGAAGCTGCCCCTTCTGTTTCAATCGTTCTTAATGCTCTTAAAACAACTTCACTTGTTAATTTACCTTCAGCAGCTAATTCTTTAAGTTTTCCAATAGGGACATTAAGTTCATCTGCAATAGGTTGCAATAATGTAGGGATTTGTTCAGATATACTCCTAAATTCATCACCAGCAAGCCTTCCTGATCCAAGAGCTTGTGCTAACTGTCTAAATGCGTTTGATGCCTCTATGGTTGATGCACCAGCCAATTTAGCAGCCGTATTAAATCCAAAAAATGTACTTTTTATATCTTCTACACCAACACCCAAAGGAGCTAATCTTGCTGTTATATCTGTAATTCCTTCAAGTGCTTCAGTCGCACTTAGTCCAAAAGCTTTCTGTGCATCTGCGGCAATTTGTTGCGACTTTGCAAAAGTTCCAGATGCTTTTGTAAGCAAACCAAGCCTTACATTTAATTTTTCAAAATTTGCAGATGTACTAACCGCTTGTTTTGCCAATAATCCAATACCAATACCAGCGATAGCTGTTCTTAGACCACCAAAGGCAGACTGTAGTTTTTGTGTTTTTGCTTGAACTCCAGTTAATGCTCTATTTGCACTTGTCGCATCAACTTTGAGTCTAACTACTGCCTCTGCCACAGATAAAAAAAGCCTTTATTATATATTACCTTGAATTGTGTTTTTGTCGTTGTATCTCTCTTTTTTCTTCTTCATGCTTAATTTCATAATAACCAGCCCAATATATAAGTTCCACCTCAGTAATTGATTTTCTGAGTTCCTCTAAAGTTTTACCGAGTTCTGTTGCTAGGAATAACTCAAATCTGAGCCAGCTATCCCCTTTTATTCTTTTTTTGCTGTATCAATATCAAGAGTTATATCATGCAAAAACAATTCAATTTCATTTAATATTTTTTCTGGTAGTTCTCTTTGTAAGTTAGGTGCATCAGCCATGCTGAAAGCTTTTGTGCCATCTTCTAACTCTGCCATTTGACAAAGTAATTGTGTTGAAACAGTAAGTGCTTCCTCAGACCCTGCAAGCTTTTGAGCTTTTACTCGGTCAAACCTAGTGATAGGTTTAAAGAATAAACTTACAGTTACATTTCCTTTTGAATCTTTAATATCGAATTTGCGTCTTGAAGTCATTTCATCTTTGAATGACTCTGCAATTAAATCAACAGTTCTTTTGTTTGGCATAAATTAAGTGCGAAGTATTTTCAATTTACTATATATCTGAAGTTATTGCACCTGTTGTCTGGAATGTAATATTGATAAGCTGTATCTCACCAAGAGTTGCTCCATATTCAGCACCTGTGATGATTCCTGAGAAACCAAACTTTTTAGCACTTGCTGAACTATCAGG